CCGTTAACCGAAGTCCTTTGGACCAAGTTATACGGAAGCGACCCGCCTTGGATAGACTCTCTCGATTGTGCACCGCCTATCGGAGTGAGCCTTGAAGGATCGTTCACATCAACAACAGCGGTTTGCGGCATACCAGATTCGCTGAATATCTTGGCGATCTTATTGCTGGGCTGTATGGCTTTAAGGTCAGCCAGAATAGCGGGGTTTTTGTTTATATACGGATTGACCATAGCTGAGGCCACGGCTCCGCGTGGATCAGGGGGGATACCCATTGACTCGCGGGTCGTTTCACCTTCCATCAACTGTTGAGGCTCTGTTCCGGGTTCTCCGGCCTTCCTCATTTGGTAAGCCTTCATGCCTTCTTGTTGGCCAATCTGGTATTTCTGGGAAACGTCTTTTAACCCCTGTTCGGCATCCTGAAGACCTCTGTTTCCTGCGTAGGCTTGCATCAGCTGTGCCGCCCCCTGAAAAGGGGAAATGGGGGTGGCGAATCTGCCTTTGGTTTCCATCGCTTGGATGGGGTTCATGGATTGCCTCAAAAGTGCTTGGGCAATAGCCTTCCGGTTGTTGACATTCTCAATTCCCCCAGAGATTTCAGGAGGAAGGCCGGATGCGATCAATCCATACGGGTCTTTCATTATGGACTCCATTTATTGCCAAAACTCGTATTGCCAAAACTCGGCATGCCCATCGCAGCCGATCCAAGTCCGAACAACCCAGACATCATTGCATTCTGGGAGCCTACCCCCGCGTTGTATACGTCAGTACCATACTGACCCGCTGCTTGGGTCGCACCAAACACCGGAGCCGGGGCTACGTTAGCGCCAGAGAAGTTCTGGAACTGAAGCGGGGCAATCTGCGACCCTGAACGGAGGGCGTTAATCTCCTGTAATGGGGTTTGCCTCTGGGCGAGAAGCTCTGTAATGGCCTGTTGTCTACGGCCCATATCCTGTCCGTAGTCTCTTTGGGCCTCCTGTCCAGCGGCGAGTTCTGCCTGTGTTCTGAGATCGGTTCTGGACCTGTTAATACGATCCATTTCCGTCTCGTAGGCTTTCGTGCCAGGACGTATCCCTCTGGCGATCAGGTCTGAATTGACGTTGGATTGCCTGATGTCCAAGTCCTGGTTACCTCTGGACATCATAGCCTCCAAGACTTTGTTCCTCGTAGCCTCGGCATTACCCGGAAGAGCCGGAGCACCGGAGAAGTCAACCTTCTCCCCAAGAACTCCTTGTGCCTTTTCAGCTCCAGTGATTCCTAATTGCGACATCAACCCTTCAAGCTGGGTCTGATAGTCGAAGTTCTGCTGAAGCTCGGGAGAATACTCCCTCGTTACCGTGGGTATTGGGTTCCCGGTAATTGGGTCGTTGGCATACGATACAGTCTGCTTTCCTTCAGGCGAAATGATATTCGGATTGGAAAGCTGAGATGTGGCAATAGCGGCGTCTTTGTTGGCCGCTCCCTGTGCTTGTGCGGCTCCTACGTAATCAGGGGCCGGGGGTGGCTTTGGTTTGCTCATTTGTTCTCAACCATTTGCAATCTTCTCTCCTCATGGTATAGATTCTGAGCGCCCCGGAAGGGTGCCCGTCTATGATTCTTGTATTTAATGTAAAACCAAGTTTGTTACACAGTCTGATTGATCTTTCATTGTCATCTGCCACAAGCCCGATAATGACCTTGGCGTTTATCTGAACAAACGGATAATGAAAGATGAACCATAAAAATTCCCTGTTCATCTGCCCCAGAGAGGCTATGTGGGCGTAAATGGAAGAACCGTTAAAGTAGTCATACATCACCCCCGCGACGAGCTTTCCGTCTTTCTCAAGGCCTACGCATTTACTCCCGTCGCGGTAAAACCCTCCGCCTCTCTCCTGTATCCACTCACCTACTCGGTCATCTTGTCCGGTAATGATCAACCTATAATTCCCCCGGTTTCGTAAACAAAGTCAGAGGACATCCACTGGACATTCAGTGAATTTGTTGCAATCTTCAATTTCCCTGAAGCCGAAAACCCGGTATATTCAGACGGAGATGTCCATTCTTTCGTGACTGAAAGTCCTGCGGCCCAATAAGACTCGTCCCATTTATCAACGTCCCAAGTCGCCCCGGTGACAACGGAATAAGAAGCCACTCCGGTAATAGGCTCGTCGTTGAAGTCAACATCAATATCCGTCAGAAACGATATGTTTCCGTTCGTTGCGATAACCGGCCTGAAAAGTTTGAATTGCTTCTGTTTCCCAGGCGTATTAAAATACGAAAAAGCGGTCTTCCCGTAGGCTTCAATATCATCCGTCCCGTCGATCCTCCCGGCCCACGCTTTCACGACCTTCGTACCGGTGGTGAAATACAATTCGTTGTTGTAAACAGCAAAGTCTTCGGCGTCCCATTCAGTAAATCGGCACCATGATTTGGTAATGGTGTTCATTACATACTGTTGATGTTCACCGTTTTCCGCTATCGGGACGTTTACAATCAACGCAGATTGAGCTGGGTAAATGTAAGCACACCAGCCGAAATTGGAACGATACGATCTGGCTACGTCAGTGAAGGCGTTTTCAATCTTGTTTGAAAGCGCATTCTTATAGTCTATGCTTGAGCTTAGAAGAGCCGTAGAAAGCGGGAAGGCACCGTTTTCCGTAAGTACAACCAGATCACCACCGGCCTTTTGTAAACACTTCCTCCCCAAAGGTTTTCCTAATTCGTATACACCGATAAGGCTCCATGCATTCGCGGAAGAAGGATCAGTCCCTTGGTAGACAATAGCCTCTCCTTCTGATGTGATAATCACGAATCTATCGTCTATCCCGTCTCCCGCGTCAAGGGTCCACGAAGCACCGGCCATTAAATAACCGCCCTTCTTGGCGACCCCGGAAAGATCAAACTCAGTCAACGCCCCGCCTGAACTCCCCGCCGCGAGATACCAGAATGACAGGGAATCTTTGGGGATAAATACAAGCCTCCCCTTGAAGACAAAAAGACTTATCAGATTTGTAGTCGTAATACCGGTTAAAGCCGGTGAAGTCCCTGAGTCAACCGCCGTCCACGTCGTTCCGTCATAATAGAGCGGTTTATCCACTCCATTGCACATAATCAACCAGTTATTCGTCCCGTCACCATAATTGACCCACTGGTGTTTCCCATCGGTTCTTGAAGCTACAGAAGCCCCAACAGCTCCGGATGAGGACACGTTGTAGACGTTGGAGACTGTTGAACAGAACATCTCGTTAACGCCGGTCATTTTGTTATAAACGACTAACGTCTTTCCAAGACCCGTCATCCCGGTGGCGTGGTCTTCGTAACCTCCACGGATTTCCACATAGGAAGTCCTTGGATACCAGTTGTTCAACACAATGGCGTCGTTGGGCTTCATGGCGGCAAGGGCGTCTCTGGCGTTCCACCCTCCAACAGGGGCGGGGTAGTTCATCGCGCTCGAAACGGTGGTCCTTGGCCCCTTGGACCTTAAAGCTGATCTCACGGAAGGTTCCAGCTATACTGCGGGATAAAGACTCCGGGTCCACGGGTTCTTGTTGAATTGTCCATCGACAATGTTTGTTTACCACCATCTCTTCCGAGGTCGTCTTTAACCTGCATCTCGTAGGTTCTCATATCTTCCGCGTAATCAAGACCCTTTTCCTTCTTCCATCTCCACCGTAAACCCATCAATACCAGGTCTTCAGGAAGGAGAATGGTGTCAGTGTCGAGAGTGAAATACTGCTTGTACGTCGTTCCGTCGGCACCGAGTATCCAGTTCTTCGAGACGTATTCAAAATACCATGAATGTCCAGCTGTCGGGATTGGATTGGCCAAAAGTTTCCCGCCACGGATTCTGAATTGATATCTTGGGCCGTTGTTGGCGACTGCTTTCAACGCCTGCCACTCCCTTGAATCCATAGGACCGATGACCGCCAATGTATCCGTCCGGTCCCAGATGGTTTCATTCTTGATATACCTGAAACCGTTGGAGGCGATGGTTGACATACTCCCCTGATCTTCGGCCGCTAACGTGGTGTGAGACGCCTCAAAAGTAATCCCCTGCCAAGCCCCTCTCTTCGAAAGATCATTCCCCTCTTCCTCAAGAAGGGCCATGATCTGTTGAATCTGTTTATCGGTAGTTCCATAGACTGTTGACGGAACATTCAGATTGGTTCTGCGGCAGAAATGCTGTACAACCGTCAACAGGCTCATCGGCCCTCCTTAAATCTTTTTGGGTCTGCCCCGTTTCTTCGGGGGTTTAGTTATATTCTCTTCGGGGATGATATCTGAAACGGAAATCTCCTCGCTAGTGTCAACAACGTCGCTCTTGATCCTTGACTTCAAGGATTCAACTGCTTTAGTCAGGGATTCGATGCTTCTCTTTAGCTGGTCGTTTTCTTCCTTCAGGGCAGAGACTTCCTGGGTCAGTGGGCCTTTATCGCTTACTTGGGCGATCCACGCTCTAGCCTTGTTTTTAAGCTCCATCCCGCCCATTCCGATCCGCTTGATCCCCTCGTCGTTAATACCGGCAAGGTCTTCCACGGTGAGGATGTTCATCCTTACCAAGGCCTCGGTCTTCGCCGGTGAGATCATTCCCCAACCACGAATAGCGGTCCCGTTGGGAGGGGTTTCCTGCCCGTTCTGCCAGTTTTGGTATTGCTTTCGGTAAGCCTCCACCCACTCAGACGGAACCCGACCGTCGTTCATGTCCTTTTCCAACTGCTGGAACCAGTCAACGACCTTTGCCTTGAAGATGTCTTTTGAGTACGGTGGCGTTACCAGAGCGAAATCAACGTCTTTTCCGACATACCGACCAGCCTGTAGGGATGCTCTTTTGTCTTCTACCGCTACCCGCTCAAAACGGACATACGCGGGGCGTTCTTTTCTTTCCGGAAGTAAACCGACACTCATTTAATCTCCTTACGCGTCTAGGGCGTCTGTGATTTCGGTTGCCTGATTGGCAGCCGTCTCTGCTGAAGTCGTCACGCACCAGCGCGAACGACCGGCATGACCGATCAACCCTACGACATAATGAGCGTCGTAGGTCGCGTCAATCTTTACTGAATTCTGGATGTTGGCGATATTCTTGGTGTTCGCCGAGTCAAGCTGAGACTGAATCTGTGCCGGTGTTGCCATTGTCTTCCTCCCGTTGTTTTATCATCATTTGCCAAGCCACGTATGGCAATAATCCGTCACCGTGGGTTATTATTTCGCATCCAAGCTGTGCAAGACTTCCTGCGGTTTGCTGGAATTCCTGTGCCTGGGTCACCATCCACGCCGCACATTTAAACGACCTTCCTTCGCATACAACGTCAACGCACACTTCGTTGTCGTTTAATGATTGCTTATAAGCGTGGTGGTTGTTATTTTTATAACTTGAGTCGTACCCGAACAAATGCATGGCTCTAAACCCTTGTGTGTATGCAAGAGAAAGAGTTATCAAACCAACCGTAGAACCACCACCGATAAGATGCACCGGTTTGTCGTTTCTGTCTATATGGCTTTCAATGTCATTCGTGTGCGGGTGGAAAAGGATTGTCTTGTCTTTTTCCACTGAATCGAAAATAGACGGATCGCACGTTGACCCTATAAGGTACTTGCCGGATGTCGATACAAAGTCCTTGTTCTGCTTTCTGGCATCAAGCATAACCTGATAGTCAGGGACAATGCCGTTCTTCAACAGAAATTTCGCGGCACCGTTCAGTGCAAAAACAACACAACCTTCGTCTCGCTTGTTTCTTATTTCTTCGATTGAAGATTCCAGCGACGGTCCCCCACCGACGATAACGGCAGTTCCATCGTGTTCTGGCTTTATATCCAGCCATTCGATGTCTCTTGAGCATGCTGACTTTATATTGTCAGACAACACATTATTGGATGTGTTGATTTCCTTGATTAGTTCAGACGTTTTACCACCGCCTATCTTCCATATCATCCCGACCCATTGATCGTTGCAATGGTGGGGTCTTGGGAGGCCGTGGAAACACACAACAACAGCCTTCGGCGGGGGGTAGGGGTTGCAATGAACTTTATACGACACAAAAGCATCAGGATAAATATCCTGAAGCCTGTCAATGTCCCGCGTGAAACGTCCTTGGTTGAGGCTTTCAATCCACTCAAGATCGCCAAGTTTTAATATCGGCTTTCCTTCGGCCACCCACTCGTCCCAGATTTCATGCCCAAATCCGGATTTCCACAAAACAACACCGGGCGCTCCACGGTTCGGTTGATAGAAATCCCGAAGTATCGCCATGTCCCCCTTGTATTTAATGATTTCATCGAGAGGGGAAATAATCAGTGTATCGAGGTCGAAAAATATCATTCTCGCCCCTTCAGGGAACAGCCCTCTCTTGAACATATACAATTTCCCCCACCACCCCTTAACGTCCGGGGGGAGAGGTATTGTGCTGATCCCTTCGTCCAATCCTGACGGGTCGTCGGTTAAACACACGAATTTCCACGCCGTTCCAAAGGGCATGTTCCGCTTCACCATATCGGCAAGAATATTGACGTAATCCGCGCCGCGATCACAGTAATTCCCGTGATTAAGGCAAACGAAAATAACAGGGTCAACAGGCCATTTAAGCCTGAAAAGCGCAAGATTGCGCTCGAATTTCTCCTGCCCCCACGATATGGAAGCGCCGGACTTCGGGTGGATCACACAAAGATCGTCCCGAATAACGGGGGTTGCCCCGACAGAATCGAGTCTTTTTATCCAATCACGGTCTTCATAACCGGCACCGTCACGATAGTCTTCGCACCACCCACCGGCTTTCCAGTAAAGGTCTTTCTTTAGAGCTGAACAAAACCCCAGCCCCCATCCACTCGGACAATCTGGAACGTGGACCGTGGAATGCGTGTGCCATCTGTTTTCTTCCGGGCACCACGCGGAGGCTATTCTGTACTCGTTGTCTCCCAGGTCTTTAATCAAGTCTTCA